TCGTACCAAGCTGTGACGGAGAAAATGATAGCGCTTCCCGGCGCTGCCGATTTAACCATAACTGCAGTGGTGTAACCGAGTGATGCAAACTCAGCGGGACCCTCAGGGATGACTTGGGCGCCCAATCCGGCCCAGGTGTAGTCCGAGGGGATTTCCTCGAACGAGTTGCGCACGCTCGAACCGTTTATGAAACGGAACGTTGTCTTCTCGGTGCCGAGTGTCCTGTTCGTACCCAGAGGCATTTGTGCCATTTCTGTGTAGGTCAAGGCCACGGGGTTTGACCTGTTGGACAACAGGGATTGTTCTCGTGATCCATCAACGACGACGATGGTGCCGCCGGCGTTCAACCTGGTTCCGGTGTACTGCACCGACACCTCACATGCCAAGTACCGGGTGAATCCGGTATCATTGGTCAGTGCGGTGTTGAAGTGCTGTCCGGTCAACGCCCGACCAGTTCGTGTTAGGAAAGGGTCGGCCGTGTCACTCGCAGGTTCAACAGAGTAAAGAGTGTTCGCATTAGCAGCGCCTGCTAGAATGGCGTTGCCGTAGATAGACTCTTGGTTCATGAGTTGGGGGGAGAAGATGATTCCAGCGACCCCGGTCGCACCGGTGGTGACTTCGAAACGTCCACTGACTCTCCGTTGGAACACATAGCGCGAATGCGCAGCTTTGTGCCAGGAGAATGGACTTTCGTTGTTACGACCGATGAGCCATGCGGCAGTCTTCTCGGCATGAGAGTACTTCCGTATGAGGGGACGCGGAACCCGCGTGGTTGGTGCGCTCTTGCGCGCTTTGTTGCCGCGTCGTGCGGTTTGTTGTTTTGTTTGATTCTTGGCCAGCTGGTGTACAATCGAGCGTCAGCTGAAACGCTCGAAGGGGTATTGCTTTCGTGCTAAATAGCACTTCGGTAGCTCACGCGCACCATGGCCTCGGGAGTAGCAACGGACTCACCGGGTAGTGTCAAACACAGGCCCATTGCCCACTCTCTTTGAGAGTGGGTCTTTCCCACCGTATGCGCAATGAAAACTTTCGTCCACTGCTAAACCAAGGCGGGTCTACTGTTTTTAGTAGCATGCAAACCGGTTACCG